TGTTTTTTGTTTACTCATTTATATAATTTTTATATTTAACTGTAACTTTTGTCTTTTCCTTTGTTATAAAAAATTTTCTTTTTCCGTTTAAGATTTGAGAAATAGTACCACTTGATTTTTCATAATAATTACATACATCTTTAGCTGTATTAAATTCTTTAATAAAATTATTATTTTTATCAAATACTTCTACTATAATTGGTTTTAATCCTTTTCTATCTTCAATTGTAAAATTATCCCCTAAATATCTCCAAATTAATCTAAGTTTACCTAATTTACCAGCCGATTGTGCTTTTCTTTTACAATTTTTTGTAATATAACTATTACTTGTATTATAAAATTCTGCACCCTCTTTAATACTATTAAAAGTATTTATTAATTTTCCGTCTTCTGTAAATACATTTATTTTTAATTGTCTAGAAAGTCTTATTTTTTGTGATCTTTCTTTATTTCCAAAACAAGCTTTTTTTGTTCCTTCTTTTATTTTTTGAATGTGCTCACTTGTAAGTGGTATGTTAATTTTTTTACTTCTTATTTTATCTTTAGTTTCTTCAGACATAATTCTTCCTTTATTTATTAATCTTAATTTTTTTCTAGTTTCTTCAGTAACTACTCTATTTTTACATCCTTTTCCACCAGAATCTGAATTATAACCTTTTTTGAGTGAATTGTATTCAAGTATATATTTAATTTCCAATTCTCACAATTTGTCTTTTAATGTATTTTTATCCTCAACAAATACTTCTTCTAATATAATTCATTCAAAAACGTCTTCACCATATTTTCTAATTGCTCTATGAAAATGTGAATTATAATTAATTGATTTTTCATAAAAAGAATTACTGATGTGTTCTGATTTTCTTTTTTCAAATCTTCTTGCAGTTTCTCCTATATAAACTTTATTATTTATAGTGTTTATTACTTTATATACATATCCTACATATTCACTAGTACTATTCTTCTTCATATTTCTTTATTAGTTCCTTTCAAGTCCAATCAGATTCTGTAAATTCATGATTATAAACTTGTCCGATATATTTTGTATTTCTCGATGTAATTTTCTCTGCTCAAAATGACCAACCTTTAAATTTCTTAACTTCTACTCTAAATATAAATACGTGTTTATATTTATAGTAAAGTTCTTTCTGTATTTTTCTAACAAATACATTATTAAAAGTTACTAATGTCCTTGATTTTTTATTATTCTTAACTCATTCATCTAATGCGTTTGGGTTAAGTCCTATGTAATAATGTCCATTAAATTCTAATTTCTTTCATGCTTCAATCTTTCTTAATTTTCTATCTCTTCTTATACTATAATCCCGGATTTGTTTTTCTGGGTTTAATGTTAGATTTCCAATATAAGCATAACAGTTTGAAAATTTAGTTGTGTTTATTGTTACAGCACAACCAAATTTCATTACAGAATGTAATCTCCTAAATCCATGTATAAGTAATCTTTTTACTTCTGCTCTGGTTAATTTATCAAATTTCTTATGAACATCGTCAATAAAATCTTCTAAAATTACATCTTTTGTAGTATAATATTTTATTCCACTGTTTATTCCATCCATAAATTTCTCTTTCAACTCTCCACCTAAATAAATAGGATAAGATTTTTGATATGCTTTTGCTTTAAAATAATATCTTAATGCATATCCTGTAAAATCTGAGTTTATGAAATCTATGTCCTTAAATCTTCCATTATTCCTATGTTTTTCAAATTGATCATCAGAAACAATTTCAAAATCTAAATAAGATTCTGATTGATAAGGTATTCTGAATCTAACTCTTTCATCTAATATTCGATTGAGTATTAATGTAAAACAATATTTAAATGGATCTGATATTGCGGATTCATAAGATCTTGTTGAACCATAATATTTTATAAATCATCTTCATTTTCTATCTATTATCTTTTTTGGTGTGTTTGTATATAATTCAGCAGGAGTAATCCCGTGATTAAACAACATTCGCATATTTTAACGGATTGGTTTATATGATTTCCCAAATCTTTTTCTATCTCAAGATGTACTTACATTTAATATTTCATCAAGTTCATTTTGATTTATATAATCTGGAACTCTTGCTTGTGTACATTTGTGATTTCACTCTTGTTTTAATAACTGAGCGAATTGCATTAAATTTTGATCTCTTGTAACAAGAGCATCTTTATATGTTTTTGTGTATGCACAGAAAGTAGCTATTGCATCTATTTCTTTTGGATTTAATTTTGGTAATCCCTCATCATCGGAAAGAATTCCTTTATATAAGATGTTCACTAAATTAAATTTATCAGATAAATATAAAATATTTCCTTCTTGTCTGTATTTTATAAATTTCCCTGATGGATATAAACTCCCAGTATTATATTTTCTACTTTCTACATAACTTTCTTGTCACCCGTTATAGTTCTGATTTGCAGATCTCATTGGGTCTGTTTTTTGATAATCCTCATAATCCGCTGTAACAGCTTCAATTATATGAGCATTACAAGGTAATTCCACATAAGGTTCTTTTAATTCGTTTTCAGAAGGAACAACTTGATAATGATATAACCTTACTCGTCTATTTCCTATTTTATCTCATGCTATTATCCCCAATGTTTCAAATTCATCAGGATTTATTATTAAACCATACATTTCCCTTAGTTGGGTATATGCTGTATTAAAAGATAATTCTACCATTATTTTACTACTTGATTATTAGGTGTTGGTGGAGTAACTATACTACGATAATACCTTAATTTCTTTTCTGTTAATCGTTTCTTAACTTCTGTTGAAATAAAAGAAAAATTATCAAAATCATCTGAACTACAACACGCATATTGTTTTAACTGTCTTGGATCTTTAAATATCCCAACTACAGAAATTGTTTTAACAAACGGTGCATTAAATATATATGCGTCATACATATTATTTTTATTTGGAACAGTTTCAATAAATACATATGGTTTATCACATCCCCTTCTTAAATATCTATGATATTGAAATGATGTATCAGTATAAACCTTATACTGTTGTGCTCTATCAGTAGAGCCAATAAATTCTATTGCTTCGGAACCAAAATCATTTACTATTTGGGGAATTTCAAAATGTTGTTCAGGATTTTCAGATAAATTTTTATCATGACATTCTGGACATCTACTAATATGTTGGCAATCAACATCAATACAATTAATTGCCACTATTAAGTCTTTCGTTGGGATAAGATTCTTCATTGAATACTCTTTTATAATCTGAAGTCGTTCATCCACAACATCATCTTCTAATTGTTCAAGTGATATAGTTGGGTTAGAAGAATATCCTACTAATCCTGCAACTACATCGTTATATATTGCTGATGCTAATTTTTCTATCATATTTTTAAAATAAAAAAGGCAGGCAAGAGTGTTCCCGCCTGCCTTTAGAGGTATTAATTACTAAATTAAGATCTACGTTGTCATTACAACTGTTGTTGCAAAAGTAACTCCATCTACTACTACTGTTAATCCAATAGTATCAGTAGCTACAATTCCATGTGCTGAAGCAAATTTTAATACTCCAGAACTAGAAACTGACACTTTAGTAAAATCAGCTCCTGAACCACTTGCATCCACATTACCTGCAGGACGTAAAGAATAAACCGCTCCAGTTACCCCAGAAGGAGTAGTTGTTATAACTAATTGTACCCCAGGAGTACTAGCAGCAGTGTTCACAGATGCGGTTGCAATTGCGACTGCTGTAACTGTCTTACCAATTGTATCAGTAGATAAATTAGTATTAGTTAATGCTAACTCAAAAGCTGTTACTAAATCAGATTTAACATAAAATACATGAGTTGTTACAGAATAATTTACACCATTTGAAATACCATCTTCTGTATCTTTCAATACTTTGTATCTCAATGTATATTGATTATAATTACCACCAATAACTGGTCTTTCTTCTTTGTTCATTCCGAAATAACGAGTATTTTCCATAGTTTGAACCATGATTTTTCTCTGCATCCAATCGTCATTTCCAAATCCGACTACACCAGCTGTAGTAACTGAGAATGTTGTGCTACTTACATCTTCGTAAGCTTGTTCAATCATTGAATTCGGACTTGCATCTTCTTTTAAGATTTTTGCACTAAAAAATCTTTGATTTGGATTTGTTGCTGTAAATTGTATATAATCAATGTTAATTACTTCTGCTTTAACATAAGCAAAACCAAATCTATCTCTTAATCCATTGAGTTGTGCTACTAAAGCGGCTGCAGTTGTTGCAGCAACTCCAGTTGATATAACTTCAACAGTTACTGGTTTTTTAAAATATAAATATGTATTA